AGTTGATTGTTCGGGAATGTGCCCAAGTTTGTCGAAACCAGTCCAACATATATGCCTTGAAAGCAGACAGAGATAATTGTGCTATTGCGATCGAAGAACATTTTGGAGTTGAAGAATGACACACGAATACCATTGTGTGCATGTGGACAAGGTTCCTACATATATACTGGCATGGATGGTGGAGACATTTGGGCCGGCAGGAAGTCGCTGGTGGCACAACAATAATAAAATCTATTTTAGAGATGAGAAAGATTGGATGTGGTTTGAATTGAGGACATGATGAAACGACTATTATTTTTAATCTGCTTTATTAGTACAAGTGTATTTGCAGACGGTGCTTATGCATTGTATGATTACGACCAAAGCGAATATCAAGTATCATTTAATACGTATGAAGTAAGACCTATTGCCAGCATTACTAAACTATTTACGGCTGTTACTATTCTGCGAAGTGGTGCTGACCTCACAGAAAAAGTAAAAGTACAAGGTAAAAGTACCGGGCACTTTCCTAACGGAATGATGGTGTCAAGAGATGACCTAATGAAGGCTATGATGATTAGTAGTGACAACAGAGCAGCCGAAACATTAGCCAATACTTATCCCGGAGGCTTTGATGAGTTTATCAAAGATTCCAATGCATACATTCGAGGCAGGGGACTGATGCATACCAGCATCGAAGAGCCCACCGGACTAAGTCGTAATAATGTAAGTACTGCAAACGAATTAATCAGCTTTCTTGGTGCAATCAAAGACAATGAAGCGTTAAGAAACTATGCTGACGACAAAACAGCAGACATACTGGTACCCAAGGGCAAAAGGTATATACATATCAAACTGCACAACACCAATCCCAGTATCTTCAAGTTTGATAATATACTAATTAGTAAGACAGGGTTTACTAATCCAGCTGGCCGTTGTGTAGTCATGCTGGTGGAAAAGGATCACAAGCATTATGGCATTGTGGTTTTGGGACAGAGGAATGTGCAAGAACGCAGTCAATTGGCCAACGGGTTGATTGCTATAGATCCCCTACCATCCAAGCCTGCGAAAGAAACAGACCCGATTCAATTTGATTTACCTCTGTGAATGATATCATTATTAGATTACCCTCTGGAGATTTTACCACATCACGGCATCTCACAGAACACTACTATAAAAAAGGACACTTGGGCCAACCAAAAGGCTGCAAGTTAAATGACCACATGATAATAGAAGACAAGGTTCACAAAATACACAAAGTTATTGTACATAGATTTCGAATGGGCGATGTTGAGGATCCTGACTTGTATGCGGCTGAACCACTTTGGGAATGGCAACACACTGAAATGGGCAGATGGGTCATGGAGAAAAGTATTGAAACTCCCATGTGGCACAGACAACATGATCAGATCAATTATGGATATCAATATGCCGTTCAAGCATTTCTCAAAGGAGTAGACTACTCGTTTTGGGTTCTTAAATGGGGAAATCAAGTTGACACAAACGCCTCTTTGACTGTATAATAACTTATACAACTCAAGAAAGGTTTTTATGCATTGGCTTTTACCCGTAGCAATGGTGCTTACCGGCAATCTAGGCTGGGCATTGATTACCACCTTAGTTTTTATCTTAATGGAGTAACAATGGAACCAAAATATCTTTATACTATTCGTTGGACACAACCCTATCCAACAGATCGTATGCGGCCGTATCTACGCCAATTGCGCGAAGACTTTGAAAAGATAATTGAAGCAAGGCTTGAACGTAAAGAGTTCGCCGAAGCAGAAGAAATCATAAGGAGAATACAAGATGCAAATAAGAGTTAAAGAAGATGCCAACGAGTTTGGCAAGTGTGGTAGTGGCCGTAGCCCGACCGGTAAGTGTATTGGTTGGCATGGGTTGACTGAAGAAGGTTTCAAACATGCTCAAATGCTTTGGATGGAAGAACAACTACGCCAAGATGCAGAATTAGAAGAAGGTAAAAAATGAATTGGTTAAAACTCAAATTGCGTAATTGGGTATTAAGTGCTCACGACGAACCTGAACAAATTTATTCAAATTCTAAAGTAAGCAGTGGTCTGAATACTGTTAGCACACGTGATGTAGGTGCTGATCCTACACTACAGTTTAAAGTATATAATGCTATTGGTGGCAAGGTTGTGGAGTTCAGCCGTTATGATCGTCAAAAGGATCGACACTTCCATGATATCTATATCATTGGTAAAAACGAAGACTTTGGCGAAAAGATCGCCAAAATTGCTATGTTAGAGAGCTTAAAAGATTAATCACAGTAAATAAACTAACCGGAGAAAATTATGGACACGTGGATTACATGGATTTTAGGCATTTCAGCAGCTTATTGGATTGGCCATTTTGTTGGCGGACATGTTCGTGCTTATCAGATTATGCAAAACTTGATTAAAAACCCAGATGGCATGATAGAATTGATTAACAAATTGAAAACCATTAATGATGCAGAGATTGTAGAAGCAACGGTTATCCCAGACGATGCTATCATTGTTGATGTGCAACATGCCAACGATCAAGTTTACTGTTATGATAAACTTACCGGTGAGTTTCTAGCGCAAGCTGGTAATCTACATCAAGCCATAGTATTGGCCGCAAAACGTTTTCCTGGCAAGAAGTTTTGGCATCCTGAGTTAAAACAAGATAGCCAAACAGCTTGAATATAACTAAACACTTTGTTATAATAGATACAGCTGATGAATTTCAGCATAATCTAAAGGAAACAAAAAATGAAATATTTCAATCCAGAAACAAAAACTTATAAGTTGTTCAACGCAATGTATAACGGCGAAGCAGTTACAGCCGCTCAAGCCGCAAAACGTTTTGGCATCAAGAACATCAGTGCTGAAGTAAGCCGCATCCGTCAAAACGGTTATGCAGTTTATGCAAACACTCGTGTTGCTGGTAACAACGCTAAGGTAACAGAGTATGTTATCGGTCAACCAAGCCGCAAGATCGTTGCCGCTGGTTACAAAGCAATGTCACTTGGTCTAGTTTAATACTAGAATAGTTTGAAAAACTAAACCACCTTCGGGTGGTTTTTTTATAAGAGGTACATTTTACAGAAAGAGAATATGAAAAAGTTATTGTGTATTGTAATTCTTGGAATCTATACAACTACGTCGTTGGCAGAATCCGAAAGTGTTTTGGATCATTGGGCCACTGGATTTAATTTTACTAACAATACTTATTTTTTTAAGAAATCGAATAGTGCTAAAACTTCTGTAAGTTTGTCAAAAAATCTTTCAATTGAGAAAGAAATTCCATCCGTAACTGATGATGTAAAAGAAATTATGGATTCGCAAGGAACTAGGATTGTTTTGCTTTCAGTTAATAAGAAAATTGTATTAGAAAAGTACCTTAAGAATTCCTTGAAAGATTCTACACCATTAGCTTTTTCAATGTCAAAAAGCCTAACCTCGCTTGCAATAGGTCAAGCATATTGTGCAGGAAACATTAAAAGTCTTGACGATAGTGTAACAACATATGTTCCTCGTTTAGCTAACACATCCTGGGGTAACTCAACTGTAAAACAAGTGTTACTCATGAATAGCGGCAGTGCTGTTGGGAACTTTGAGTCTGGTTGGAGTGCCGAACATGTCAAATTTCAAAATAGTTTTATATATAGCGGTTGGAAATATAAAGATTATGTTGATGATATGATTGCCAATGATGATAAAAAATTTAAACCCGGAGAAGTTTTTCAATATAATAACTATGATACAGTTGCCCTTGGACTTATAATTGAAGGAGCTGTTAAAAAAGAATTTGTGGAATATTTTCATGAATCTATTTGGGCGTTAGTTGGTGCCGAACACGATGCATCATGGTTAAGAAACAGAAACAATCAAGCCGCAACTTATAACGGTTTTAGTGCATCTCCCGAGGACTATATTAGACTTGGCCATTATATTAACAGTCTTTACAAAGACCCTTCATCATGTATGGGAAAATACCTAAGAGAATCTATTAAACCAAAACAACAAGTTTCTCCAACAAGATGTTACGGATATCAAATTTGGACTTGGTGCGATGAAAAATACGGGTTTTTCTTTGTGGGCTATGGAGGACAATATTTGATAATGCAACCGCATCGCGATATTGTATATTATGTGCATCAAGGCTCTCAAAAAAATGACACCAAAGTAATTTCTTTGTACTCAAAAATAGTTAATCATTTATATAAAAATAATTTTAACATAGCAAATGCTCAAATTTTTGATTAGTGTTTTTATAATTTCATAAATCTCTAATGACTAACGCCTATGCGATAATTACTGTATGATTGATACAATATTCAGACCCACACTCGAATGGATTAAAGACGACTATAGAACATATCCATTACGTTTTATGATTGAAGTCTTAGCTTGGGCTATTAGCATAGGTAACAGCTTTGTTATGATGTTAACAGTTCCTAATCCGCCTTTACTGACCTTATACCCTATATGGATATTTGGTTGCTGTTTGTATGCATGGGCTGCTTGGAGCAGGCAGAGCTTTGGTATGTTAGCTAACTATATCTTATTAGTTAGTTTAGATAGTATAGGACTAGCAAGGATGATTGTTAATGCCTAAATTATGGATAACTGGTGATAGTTATAGCTTTATCTTCCCAAATGATAACGATGAGAGAGTTTGGATTAATCAATTGGCCGCCCAGCTTAATTGTCAAGTAGAGAACGGTAGTATCTCCGGAGCCAGCCAAGATTATTGCTGGAAATACTTAGAAGATAGTAAAACAAATATATCTCCAGAAGACTATATTATAGTTTTATTAACCAAGTCTGATAGATATTGGTTGTTTGAAGACAAGCCCGAAGCGTCTAATTCAAAAATAACCAACATGGCTGAGATGGTTGGATTTAAAAGAGCAAAAATAGCCAAAGATTTTTTTAAACATATCCAAAGACCGGAATTAGATATATTGTCAGTAAAGAATCGATTAGGTTGGCTAGATCATACAGCATATCATAATAAATGGCGCAAACCATTAGTTATTGTTGGCTTTGGACAAGATTACGGTTCTGACAATAGTTATCAATCATTAGTGTTCAGTAAAGGTAATATTAATGAAAATGTCAGCAGACAAGAACAAGAAGATCATACAGAGCGTGAATTCTTTGAAGGATCGGATGCTAGATATCATCATATGATTTTTAGCAATCATATAATCTTTGCTAAGAAAGTTTACAATTCTTTAGTTAATAATGTAGAATTAGATTTGACACAAGGATTTATAAAACAAATCCTAACCAAAGATAAACTTGAAAATACAAACTTTGCTTCAGATGAATTTGGTAAAGAAAACTATCAAAAATATCTTAAAAATCGAACGATATGGCGTAATAGGAATAGCATATGAGTAGATTGTTTATCACAGGAGATAGCTTCACCTATGTAATGCCCGCGGATCAAAATGAAAATGTTTGGCATGTAGACATAGCCAAAAGACTAAATTTAGAAATAGTCAACGTTAGTCTATGGGGATGTAGTCAAGACTTCAATTGGAGAATTCTGCACGATTTAAAAGACAAAACTGAGCCAACTATTACTTCAGACGATCAGTTAATTGTTCTATTAACCAGTCCAGGTAGATTTTGGTTTTTTGAGGATCGCCCAGACATAACAAATCCAAATGTAATAGACTTAGATGCTGCAATAGGAACTGAACGAGCTAAAATTGCTGCTGACTATTTTAGATATGTACAACGTTCTCAATTAGATAACTTGTCTGTAAAAATGCGATTAGGATGGCTAGCTAGCACAGCTAGACAACTAGGTTGGAAACCTCCGTTAGTTATCTTTGGATTTGATCAATTCATAGGAGAAACATCTGACTTTCCGGAATTAAAATTTAGCAAAGGCGCATTAGCAGAACATGTTAGCTCTATGGAGCAAGTTGATCCAAAAGACCGTTTAACATTTAAGGCGTATGATGCAAGATACGGACACTTGTGTTTAAGCAATCATAAAATATTAACTGAAAAAATTTATCAAACATTAGTTAATAATGCAGAGTTAGATCTAACTACAGGATTTATTCAACACATATTAACTCCAGAAAATCTTCAGGATGCTGAGTTTGCTAAAAAAGAGTTTAGTCCGTTCCTATATGAAAAGTATTTAGAAAACGTTAACAAAAAAATAAAAACTCCATGGTATGAAAAATTTAAATAACAATGAAGATCTACAAATGGTAGAATTTCTTAGAAAACTAGATGATTTAATAATGGAGCAACAAGATAATTTTTCAGCACATGAAATATCAGGAATGTTGCTAAGTCGATTAACATTATTAATGAGTAATGATTTACCAGTAGGAAAAGAACTTTTAAAATTTGTCTGGGATAAACTAGACGAATTAGAACAAAGCAATCCAGGACAATTTTTATGACAACATTTACATCAGAAGACAGAATTAATTCTGTTCCTAAAACAGGATCAAAGTGGGTTGGCTCTAACAGCAGAGAAGAGTTTACTATTTTAGCAATTTGGAACCCAAACGAAGAAAGCGATCCCTGGGTTGAATATCGCAATCAAAAAGGTAATGAATTTACCTGCAGGCTTGAAGCTTTTCTAAATAGATTTTCACAAATTGTAGAATAACATGCGAGTATTAGTAACTGGCCATAATGGTTTTATTGGCCGGAATATGTTAGCTTGGATGGCGCATGAGCCTGACTGGCACGTTGACGGCTGGGATTGGGATCCGGCTGGTTTACCTGATATAGTAAACTACGATTGGGTAATACACTTAGGTGCAATTGCCGATATGACAAATCCAGATGTTGATAGAATTCTAAAACAAAATTTAGAGTTCAGTCAGTGGTTGTTTAAAGAATGTAATACTCACGGAGTACACTTGCAATATGCAAGTTCAAGTAGTGTCTACGGTAATACAAAAGACTTTAGCGAGTATGCTCCTTGCAATCCACAAACTCCTTATGCCTGGAGTAAGTATCTATTTGATCGCTGGGTATTTCAACAGCCACAAAGTATATTTGTACAGGGATTTCGTTATTTTAATGTTTACGGAAAGTACATGCATCTTCGCGGAACTCGTTCAAACATAATACACAAGTGGAGAGAAGAGGCCCGCAAAACAGGCAAGATTACAGTATGGGAAGGCGCAGAGAACATCAAACGAGATTGGACTTGGGTAGGAGATGTTTGTCGATTACACATTGATTTTATCAAAGAAGTTAAAGGTTCGGGCATATGGAATGTTGGATCAGGACTTGCACATAGCTTCTTAGATATCGCTGAAGAAATTGCTGAAATAGAAGGCGTTCATATTGAACTAGAGTCAATTCCTGCAGAAGAACAAGCCCGTATGCGTTCCAAAACATGTGCAGATTTAGCACACCTTAAAGAAACTATTGGAAAGCGCAAGTGGCTAAATGTCTTTGAGTATTTAAATCAATAAATACAGTATGAGAGCAAACGAATTTATAAACGAAAAAGCCAGCCGCGCCTTATGTGTTAGTTCTAAGCCGGACAGCAAAATGGGCGCCAGTAACTTGGCCAGCTGTAAGAGCCAAGGACTTCGTGCTCGCGATGGCGAAAAGAGTCATTTAATTACCAGCGGTAAACGCAAAGTAAGAGTCACTGTTGGGGGCAAGCGCATCAAAGGCCGTAAGTATGGAGGCCCACTACCGGACTACGGAACTAGGAAAGATCAACTATGAAAGTCTACGAAATATTAAAAGAAGCCGTTGATAAAGACGTGATGCAATTACAACGCGAACTAAAAGCCAAAGGCGAAAACTTAGGTAATTTTGGTCCTAATCAAGACGGTATAGATGGTAGACTAGGTCCATTCACTAGACGTGCTGCTGATCACCAACCTGACATTGCTGCAAAATACAAAGATGTATTGTCTCGTCCAAATAGTGTTGATGCACAGAAAGTAGATACAACTACAATTCAGGATCCAGACTTTAATAAAAAACTTGCAAAAGTAGCAACAGCATTAGGAACAACTTCTAATGCTCTATTAGCTGTTATGAAACAAGAATCAGGAGTTAATCCTCATATACAAAACAGTATTGGTGCCACTGGTCTTATACAGTTTATGCCTGACACAGCACGTAGATTAGGAACAACGACTGATGAATTGAAACAGATGGATGGTGTTCAACAACTAGACTATGTTTACAAATACTACAAAATGACAGGTGTTGGTGACGGCTCAGTTGGGGATCTATACATGGCAACCTTTATGCCAAAGTTTATTGGATATCCTGATCACTTTGTGTTGGGACAATTAGGCGGTGGCAAAGTCCCCGGAACAAACCTAAGTAGCGATTTAGTCTACAAGCAAAACAAAGGACTAGATCGTGATCGTGATGGTAAAATTACAATTGGTGACGTAAAACAATCAGTGTCTCGATTTGCATAACTAAATACCTAATGAATTTATTAGGTAATTTGTTAATCGCTCCTCCCGCCGTTAAAGGAAACTTTTGGCACAAAACTGTAATAATGATTACAGAGCAATCCCCACAAGGAACATTAGGCATTGTTTTAAACAAACAAAGTCAGTTATCCATTAGAGATTTTGGAGAACAGCTAGGTATGGAATTAGACTTACCTGGTATGATGTATGTTGGCGGCCCTGTAAGTAATCAAAGTCTAACACTACTTCATTCAACAGAGTGGTTGAGTAAGAACACACTTAGAATCAATAAAGATTTTAGTTTAAGTAGTGCAGACGATATACTTCCAAGATTACGAGATGGGGATGAACCCGAACATTGGCGACTATTTTTAGGAATGTGCGGGTGGGCTCCAGGACAACTTCAAGGAGAATTGGCTGGAACTCATCCTTGGAAGATTGAAAATAGCTGGTGTCTTACAAGCGCAGATTTGGAATTAACTTTTGAGTCCGACGGTTCAGATCAATGGTGCGCCGCACTGGATAAAAGTGCTAATGAGTTTGCACAACGATTATTGACATAAACTGTAATCTAGTGTATAATAAATACTTAGGTTGGGTCTGTAACACAACTATGAGAGTATTAAAATGTCCGATTGTCTTTTGCTCAACGCTGATGGAAACCCTGTAGGGTTAATGCCGTTGAGTACAATTACCTGGCAAGATGCAATTCGATACATGGTTTTAGATAAAGCCGATGTATTATATCTACACGAGAATTGGGTAGTGCATTCAGCCAATTGGGAAACGCAAGTACCTAGTGTGATGATGTTGCGAGAGTACATGAAACCTAAAACATCTGTTCGATTTAGTCGTAGCAACGTATACTTACGAGATAATTGCCAATGCCAATATTGTGGTGTTAAAATTGAACGTAAAGATGCAACACTGGATCACGTGTTGCCTGTGAGCAAAGGCGGCAAGAGTACTTGGGAAAATTGTACAACAGCTTGTGGACCTTGCAACGCTAGTAAAAGCGATCAAGTTAAAGGTTGGAAACCAAAAATCAAACCTTACAAACCTGATGTCTATGACCTAGTAGGTAAACGTAAAAAGTTACCATTTAACGTTAAACATAAAGAATGGCTACAATTCATACAATAAAAAGATTCCTTTGGAAAGTATTAGGTTTTTTAAGTTTGGGCATGGCATATGTCGGATTGATCACACCTGGCATACCCTATAGTTGTTTTGTTGTGTTTGCAGCCTATTGCTTTGCCAAAGGTAGTCCAAAGATGCATGCCTGGTTATACAATCATAAAATCTTTGGACCTTTCCTCACCAACTGGGGTGAAAAGCGTGTATTTCCTACTAAAATGAAGTTCTTCATGCTAGCTATGATGAGCTCCAGCTTGGCTATTATGCATTTTACCAATGTGCCTACTCGCGGTATTGTCTATACAGGCATGTTTATGTTCTGTGTAGCAGTATGGGCATGGCGTTTTCCAGGCAGTGTAGAAGAACACGACAAGCGAATCGCAGAAGGACGCAAAATAGGCTGGTTCAACAATTCGTTCTAGCTAAATAATAGCACTTAACTAAAGGTGCTATAAAATGCAAAAAATCTTATTAGGCTTACTCTTAGCCATTTCAAGTGTATCAAGTTTTGCTTGGACACAAAGAGCTCCTCAAGATCCACAAACATGTAAAGTACATGCTCCATATGGATTTCCACAAACAGTAGGTGTACAACCTATTTGTCGTCAAGCATACTTAGTTGGCTATGATGCAGCCGCTAAACTACCAAAGTATGTTACATACGAACTATTGCCACAGAACGCATTAGGATGTGTTGCTCGCACTAACGCTTTTGCTCCGGATCAAAGTGTGCCTAACGGAGCTCGCCCAGATGACTATGCTGGCACAGGCTACGACAAAGGACACATGAGTCCAGATGGCGACTTAAGCTGGGATGTACAAGTAGAATTTGAATCATTCCTAATGACTAACATGAGTCCACAAGCTGGTTCATTGAATCGTGGCATTTGGAAGTTGTTAGAAACTTCAGTACGTGGTTGGGCAGTACAACGTAATCAAAGCTATACAGTTTA